ATCCTGTGCCTAAATTAAATATATCCGATTTACCACCATTTTCCAAGTATTTAGCGGCATCAAGGTGTGCTTCAGCAATATCGGTTACATGCACATAATCACGCACACAAGTTCCGTCTTTGGTATCATAGTCTGTTCCATTAACTTCAATATTATCCATATTTAAAATCAATTTTGGTATTAAATGTGTTTCGGGTTCATGTGCTTCACCGAATTCGCCTTCTGGATCAGCGCCCGTTAAATTAAAGAATCTGAATATCACATAATTTAATTTTGATGCCTTAATTGCTTCTTCAGCCAAATATTTACTGAAACCATATGGAGAATTGTTTGCAATTTCATCGTCTTCACTAATTGGTCTATCTTGTGTTTTATATACGGCAGCTGTTGAACAAAATATAATATCTTTGACACCATGATGTGTCATTACATTTAATAAGTTTGTTGTGCCACCAGTATTGACATCATAAAATTCTGTGGGTTCATTAACTGAAATACCAGCTTCAATTCTTGCAGCTGTGTGAACAACTAAATCAAATTTAATATGATAAAATAAAGATTCTAGTAATTCACGATCACGAATATCGCCATAGTGCATAATATCAATGTAATGATTCATTGTATGACGCTTATGTCCAAAACCAATAACTTTCCATCCAGCTAGTTTGAATGTTTTTGCTAAATGAGAACCAAGATAACCAGCTGCACCTGTAATTAATACTGTTTTCATGTTACGCTTCTTTCATAATAATTGATACGCCCGGTGCCACTTGCACCTTTTCTGTTTTATCCAACCAAGGATAATTGTCACCATATTTAGCACGAGTTTCTATGTTACCTTTTTCAAAGAAATCTTTTGTGACCGAATTTTCATTACCATCAAGTCTATAATTAACTGTGTATGAATTGGTGCAATCAAATTTAGTATAATGTTTTTTTATCGCACCAAAAAACTGACGATCAGCACCCCACTGGCCATACCATGCGTGTCCAATATGAACAGCAACATCACGGCGAACAGCAAAGCATGAAGTATCAATGTGAAATATTTCATTGTTAAAATAAACAGGCCATTTGCCAAGAGATTCGCAATCATCGGTGCAAATGAACTCACCATTTTTATCTACTATATTTCTTAATGAATATGCCCAATCATTTCCTTTTGAAATGGTTTTTACTAAAGTTTCAATATGTTCAGGTTCATAATAATTATCTTCATCTAGATAACAAATTATATCAGCGTTAACCAAAAATGAACAAGCTGCATAAACACGATGACCATACCAACCTTTACCAACATTTTCATCTAAATGAATTTGTTTAATATTTGGAACATCATTTACAAAAGGCGGCAATATTACACTAACTCCATCTTTGAACAAATAGATGGTTGTATCTTTATAGGTTTGATTTAAAACACTATCTAAACATTGCTCTAAATGTTGAGCACCGATTGTTGGAATAACAACAGCGACTTTCATATTAACCCAAATCTAAATCGGGAAATGCTTCTTGAACAATTTTTTTATTAAGAGTTGGAATACCTAAATCTTTAGCAATAAGTTTTACTAATAATTCAGCTTCATCTTTATGAAGTGATTCTAAAATCACAACCAATAATGATTTTTGTTTTTCTGGTGTTAACCCTTGAGGTTTGTCTGCGTGACCAGCAATAAAACGATACATTTTATTCATTTCAATATCAAGATAAGTAAAGTTCAATCCAGCTGGTTCAGGTGCAGGCCTATATTTTGGAACTTCAACATCAAAATTAATGTGTTTATTAAATGCTAATTGTAAAAAATTACGAAACCTTTTATGGTCGTATTTTTGCAATAAAGCGATTTGATCTTTTTTGTTGGTTAGTTTTTGATATTCTTCAAATATTTCAGAATATAGTTTTTCAGCACTCATATTTCATCCTTAAAATTCGTCAATTACCTCAAGTAGGTTTTTGAGGCGGTTTGTAATCATATAATTCATAAACTCTTGTTTGCTATGGCCTTTGGTCTCTTCATAACTATGTAGTATAGATTCTTTAAGAGTTTCAGGTATTTTTGTTAAGTCAATTAGCATCTCATTACGAGCATAATTGCGTAACATTTCCTCATTACAGAATTCTTTTGGTGGTTGATTTAACCAGTTAATAATTTTAGCCTCTGTAATTGGTCTTTGACGACCACCCTCGATAAAGACATTATCTTGAGTAAGAATATTTGGAATGCCATCACCTTTATCGCCACGAATTACTAATTGTTTTAATTGCATTAACGGCAAAGGTTCTTTGATAGCTCGTTTAAGAATTGGTGAAAATTGATCGACATTTGGATATCTTTGTAATTGAGCAAAGTCTTTATCACTTGAAAGAATCATAATTTTTTGTGTTGAAGAAAATTTAATTGCCAATACAGCAACAATATCATCAGCTTTTTAAGTGTCAACATCAAGCACTTTATATGGTGAGTGATCTTTAAGTTCTTGTTTAATTTTACCTAGGCAATCAAAGATGGTTGACCAGTCGTGACCAGAAGCTTCACGAGCTTTTTTGCGACCAGCTTTATAATTTGGGAAAATATCACGGCGCCAATATTTTTTATTATCGCAGGCAATAATAATTTCAGGTCCATGTGATTGTTTAAATTTCTTTACATAAGTTCGTATTGTATTGAGAATCATGTGGCGAACCAACGATTCATCTACCGGTGTCTTTGAAGACCCGATTTGTTCCATTAGGTTACTAATTGCAACCTGATTGTAATCAATTATAATCATAGTGTAATCATTATACTACAAAATTTTACAAAAGTGAGGCAATTAATCGTCTGCCGTTGGAAAAGGCCAACCGTTATCATCTCGTAATTTGGTTAAGTGATCATCTGAATCATATTCCTCAGTACCAAACCATTTTCTTTCTAATTCAAATATAAGTGAAGTCACATAATCGTGATCTAGTTCGGTACCATTGTTATCTTCAAAAGGAATCACATCAACATCACCGGTAATAGCATTATACCAACAGTAAATACATACCTCTTCTTTTGGTCTATGTATCAAAGCCCAAGGTGTTTGTTCATGTGATGGAAATTCTGTTAAATCTAATGAATCACGATGAATAAAAACCGTATATGATTCATTATCAAGATCAGCTGTGCCATCATCGTTCTCACCATAACCATCAAATATAATTTTAATTCCTGGTATTACATTACCTGATTCATCACCAGGTTTTAAATTGCCATTTGCTGGATCATCTTCTAATGTTTCACGAAATTCATTTACCCATCTTTCAATAATTGGTGAATAATTACGATCATCATTATAATAAATTGTCATTTAGTTATCCTTAAAAGAATTGTATCTATATTTAAGCGGCCGTTTAATGTAGAAGCCACAGCTTTAATTTCATCAAGAGCTGTTCTTAAATATACTTTGCCGCCTTTTAATATTTCAGGTAAAATTACCTCTGGTTTGCGTAATTTTTTCTGTGTTGATTTGTTTTCATTAAAATTAATAATTGTAGAACCTTTAACCGATAAACCTGAAGCATCTTCAGCATTATAACAACCTAATTTACGACTCTTAGTATTATACACCCATAATTGTAATGCACCAATAATATCTTTTGGCATTACTGATTCTAATTTTAATTCTTCATGTTTATCTAGGTATTTTAATTTTGACACCAATTGTTCTGGTGATTTTTGTTTGCGTTGGCGTGGCTTGCGTGATTTATTAGATTCGTTGACTATTTTTAAGGCATCTGTAATCACAGCATCACAAAAACCTACTACCTTTTTAATCTCTGTTTTGGAGAAGTTGGAGTAACCCTCCTTGATGAGTTCGTCTTCGGTTGTTAATACATTATCATATTCAGCACGGATGCGTTTCCAGTGTTCCAAAATGCGATTGGTATGGACACCTTTAATGTTAAGCGTGTGCATAATGCCATAGGGTTTAGGGTTTGATGTAAATTTAGACAGTATGTAATCATCTAGGAGTCCTTCCAGTTCTCCAATACATTCTGAAGCTTTTTCTTTGATTCGGTCTTGTATATTTGGCTGCACGGGCTTGTTATCCACCACCACATCAACTTTAGGTTTTGCCAAATCTTCTTTAATTTTAGTAATAGTATTATTGAACCAAACTTTATCTTTTTCACTTAAAATGCCTCCGTTGTTTAATATGCGGCAAACAAAACCAAAGGTTACAGGATAATCTTTAACAATATCTTCAATATTTAATTTATAGTTCTTTTTGAAGTAATCACTAGCATATTTTATCGCATCTTTGGTATTTTTATTTTGTGTATACCAGTTGAGTGTGGTAGCTATCTCAAGTTTTGTTAATTCTCTATCAAACTTGGGCTCATGACCAGCCATTATTATATTTACATCGTTTATTTTTGCCATTCACAACCTTATAAAATTGTTACAAATTTAATGGTATCTATCCAACTTTTATTTTAAAATACCATATTTGCCATATAATCATATCATAAATAAAAGAAAATGTCAAGTAATTTATAGGACACAATATGGATTTTTTCAATTTAATAGCAGAAGTTGGGTTTCCAATTGCCTCAGCTGTGGC